AAAACATTTTCTCGTGACGAATTAGCGAAAATTGTTGCTGCTGAAACTAAGAAGGCTCGCGCAAGTTGGGAACAAGAAGCAGAAGCGAAAAAAGAAGAAGCTAAGAAGCTCGCAAAAATGAATGCGGAAGAAAAACTGCAACATGAATTGGAGCAAAAAGAAGCCGAAATCGCAGAACTGAAACGTGGACAGACTTTAAACGAAATGAAGTCAGAAGCTTCTAAAATGCTCTCAGGCGCAGGATTGCCACAAGATGATGAATTGCTCGGATTGATTGTTTCAGAAGATGCAGAAGCTACTAAAAAGGCTGTTGCAGTTATTACTAACTTTGCATCTCAAATCAAAAAAGAAAATGCTCGTAAATCTACACCGGGTGAAGGCGGACAGTTGCCAGGTGGTAAAGTCAATAGTCTGATTGCTGCTGATAAGAATACTAAACAAACTGTGGCTGAATTGGCTGCTAAAAACAGAATCATTAAATAGGAGGAAATACTAAATGAAAAACAAACGATTAATGAACATGAATTTGCAATACTTTGCTCAGACTTGGAATCCAGATAACGTAACAGTATACGAAACTAAAGAGGGTAAGATTCCCGATAAATACAATACGTTGATTATCAATGACATCATGGAAAACTCTAAAGTGATGCAATTGGCGAAATACGAAGAAATGACAGACAAGGAAAAGAAATTTGAATACTTTGCTGAAGGTCCTGGCGCATACTGGGTTGGTGAAGGCGAAAAGATTCAAACATCTAAACCTAAATGGTTGCAAGCTACAATGGTAGCTAAAAAACTTGGCGTGATTATCCCTGTGTCTCGTGAATACTTGCATTATAAAATGTCAGATTTCTTCACAGTAATGCAACCTAAAATTGCTGAAGCTTTCTACAAAAAGTTTGATGCAGCTGCGTTGCTCAACACTGACAATCCGTTCCCACAATCTTTAGAAGAGTCTGTTGTTGCAGCGGCTAATGTTATCAACGGCCCATTGACTTATGACAACATTTTGGCGTTAGAAGATGCGCTCGGCGAAAACGAATTTGAGCCAAACGCATTTATCTCTAACCGAAAAAATCGCACAGAACTTCGCTCGGCAGCACAAACAGTTGGCACGAATGTTGAATTCATTTACGATCGTGGAGCCAACACTATTGATGGGTTACCAGTAGTCGATTTGAAAGCTTTGGCAAAAGGTGAACTTTATGCAGGTGACTTTAACTACATGTTCTATGGAATCCCATACAATATCTCGTTCAAAATCTCTGAAGACGCTCAACTTTCAACTCTTACCAACGAAGACGGTACGCCAGTTAACTTGTTTGAGCAAGAATTAGTTGCTTTGCGTGCGACAATGGATGTTGGTTTTATGATCGTTAAAGATGAAGCGTTCGGTAAAATTGAAGCTACTGATACTCCAGAAGGGTAAGGTGATTTAATTGGCACAATACAAAGTGTTGAGAGAATTCAAGGATATCCACACGAAAGACTTGTACAAAGTTGATAGCACAATCGAAATCACGAAAGAACGGGCTGACGAAATCGAAGCAAATTTATCTCGCTTAGGCGGTGGATTTATCGAGCCAGTCAAAACCAAGCTGACGATCGATGATTTAAAAGCTGAATTGGATGAGCTTGGTGTGGATTACAAAGATGCGAAAGTCAAAGCGGATTATGAAAAATTGTTAGAAGTTGCAAACAAAGGTTAGTCATCCGACTAGCCTTTTTATTTTGAAAGGAGGCAGTCATGAACGAAACCTTAGAAGAAGTGAAACGCTCTTTAGAAGTTGATGACACAGAGTTAGACATTCAGCTTACAGACTTCATCAAGCGAATTTCAAGCCAGTTATGCGTGAGATTAGGGTTCTTAGAAGCCGTTCCTGTGGCTTTAAACTATATCGTAGTTGAATGTACTATCAAGAGATTTAACCGTAAGGGTGACGAAGGTATGAGTTCTTACAGCCAAGAAGGCGAGTCAATCACATATGGGAAATTGCTCGATGATTTTGAAGATGATATTGCTGCTTATAACGACAAACAAAACGACACTAGCAAACCTAAAAGCGGCGTGGTGATGTTCTTATGAGATATGACACTAGAGTCACTTTTATAGTTGAAACTGGCGAGTATTACGATCCGAATTTAGGTGAGTACGTAGGTGGATCAACGGATGAAAAGCCTTTGTTTGCCAACGTTACAGATTTGGGAACTGATCGTTCCAAAGTTTTATTTGGGGATATCAAACAAGGCGCAAAAGTCATTCGCTTACTGCGACCGTACACCAAAAAATGGGATTACGTGCTGATTTACAACAAGCTAACCAAAGAAACACAGAAATTTGAGATTGTCACCGAGCGGAATCTGCGATTGAAGAATACGTTTATTGTGCAGGAGGTGGTTGCGAAGTGAAAGTTTCATTGGGCTACAAAGGCGTAGATGAACTACTCAAACACTTGCAAGAAGCCGCCACGCTCAAAGACGTGCAAAGGGTTGTTAAAACGAATACTGCCGACATGACAAAGCTTGCGCAACAAAAAGCTCCGGTTGATACAGGTTTCTTAAGGCGTTCAATCGTCATGAAACTTGAAGATGATGGGCTACAAGGGAAAGTCACGCCAATGGCAGAATATTCAGCTTATCTTGAATATGGTACAAGATTTATGGCAAAACAGGCATTTGTCGGGCCCGCATTTAATGTGCAGAAAGCGATCTTCATGAAAGATATGCAGAGGTTGTTCAAATGATTAAAACAAGAGATCAATCACTATTTGATGAAATGTTCGCAAGAAGTCTGGCACTTGGTTACAAGACTTATGACTACAAACCAATGAATGAAGTTGAATATCCATTTGTGGAGTTGGAGTCCTCTCAGACTGTTCACGATCCAAATAAAACGGATATCAAAGGAACGGTTAATCTCACGATGTCTGTGTGGGGATTGCAGAAGAAGCGCAAACAGGTGTCTGATATGGCTTCAGCACTGTTCAATCAAGCGTTACAAATCAAGTCCACAGAGGGCTATGCGTGGACTCTTAACATACAAGCTAGTGATATTCAAATGGGAGATGACACATCCACAAATACACCACTTAAACGGGCGATTATATCGCTTGAATTTAGAATGAGATAGGAGAGATACAAATGGCAGAAGCTAAAAAAGGTATTGATTTAATTTTGCTTTATCGCGTGAAAAGTAAAGCAGAACAAGAAGCTGCATGGAAGCTAGCATTTCAAACGGAACACGAAAACAGCAAGTCTCGAAGTGCTGATACGACCGTTACAAAAGATGGCGGGATTATCACTTTGGGAGAAATTGAATACACGCTAACTGGTACATCAATTGCTGCAAAAGGTGATGCGCATATCGATGAATTGGACGATGCGTTTGACGATGGCGAAGTTATTGAAGTGTGGGAAATCGATAAAGCTGAAAAAGGTACAGGCGAAAATGCCGATAAGTTTAAGGCTAAGTACGCTCAAGCATATTTGACAAGCTTTGGGCAATCAGCAGGAGCAGAAGATTCAGTTGAGTTGTCGCTTGAATTTGGCGTCTTTGGGCGTCAGCAAAAAGGTTATGCAACATTGACCGATGAACAAGCTGAAGTTGTCCAGTATGTATTTACCGACACTGTGCAAGCAACACCAGAAGGCTAAAGCACTCTTAATTGAGTGCTTTTTATTTTTAGGAGGATGAATCAATGGAATTAGTAATTGATAAGAAAACATACGGTTTTAAATTTGGTACAAAGTTTATTCGTGAGATTGATAAACATATGCCGGTCAAACAAGACAATATGGAATTTGGCATCGGGCTGACCGCTAGAGTATTGCCGGAACTTAATTCTGGTAACACTAACACACTAGCCAAAATTTTGGAATTGGCCAATAAAACGGAAGATGAGCGAGTTACTTTAGATCAACTAGATGATTATATCGATGATGTTGAAGATATCGAAGCTTTGTTCGATCAAGTACTCAAGGCGATTGCGGAATCTAACGCGGGAAAGCTCGCTTCGAAAAACTTCAAACAGCGGATGGCCAAAGTGGAACAGCAAGGGTAAAGAAATCTTCTGAAGAAACTTACGATGAAATATTTTTGAATTCTTTAAGGAAGCTTGGTATGAGCGACATCCGTGAAATTGAACGAATGACCATTTGGGAATATGAGTTGCGTATGACGGCTTATGCATTGCGAAGACTTGATGTTGAGAGAGATATTCACTGGAAAGCATGGGTCAATCGTCAAGTGAAGGCTGAAAAGAATATCGGTACTGCTAAGAAGCCAAAAATGGTTCATGTATTTAATGATTTCAAAGAATTCTTCGACTATGAAGGAAATGAAAAGAGAATACTCGGAATTGAAGAAGATGATACTCCAATTATACAAGACGACAAGCTGAAAGGCTTAATGATGAAAGCCAATTCTTGAGAAAGGAGGGCTTAAAATAGAACAATTTAGTGTAGAAGCTTATTTAAAAGCAACAGATAGTAATTTTGGTTCAACTTTTAGCGCTGCTATGGATCAAGTAAAAGAGTTCCAAGATAATACCAAAAGCACTATGTCAACAGTTGGCGGTATTATGACGTCTACTGGTAAAACGATGACCAAGGCGGTCACTCTCCCTATACTAGGAATCACAACCGCTGCGGTCAAAGTTGGCGGTGATTTTGAAGAACAAATGAGTCGTGTTAAAGCAATATCTGGTGCAACTGGTGATTCTTTCGAAGAATTAAGGGATCAAGCGATTGACTTGGGTGCTAAAACCGCCTTCAGTGCGAAAGAATCAGCTGACGGAATGGAAAACTTAGCATCCGCAGGGTTTGATGCACAGGAAATTATGTCTGCCATGCCAGGTCTATTAGATTTAGCTGCTGTTTCTGGTGGTGACGTAGCGTTAGCTTCTGAAAATGCGGCTACTGCATTACGAGGTTTCGGGCTGGAAGCAGACCAATCTGGTCACGTAGCTGATGTTTTCGCAAGAGCAGCAGCAGATACCAATGCCGAAGTTGCGGACATGGGCGAAGCAATGAAATATATTGCGCCTGTTGCTAACGCAATGGGATTATCCATTGAAGAAACGGCAGCTGCGGTCGGTATCATGAGTGATGCAGGCGTAAAAGGCTCACAGGCCGGAACTACATTACGTGGCGCATTATCTCGGATTGCGAAACCGACCAAAGCTATGCGTGACACAATGGCGGATTTAGGTATTTCATTTTACGACAGTGAAGGAAACATGATTTCTCTACAAGATCAAATCGGCGTTTTATCCGAATCATTTGAAGGTATGACCCAAGAACAGAAAAACCAAGCGTTGGTTACATTGTATGGACAAGAATCGCTGTCAGGTATGATGGCGCTTATCGACAAAGGACCCGATTCACTAGGAAGCTTAACTAAGTCTTTAGAAGAATCAGATGGTGCTGCCGACGAAATGGCAAGAACGATGCAAGACAATATGAACTCGTCAATCGAACAGATGATGGGTGCACTTGAATCTGCAGCGATCGTCATTCAAGATATTTTAGCGCCAGCAATCAGTGCGGTAGCTGATTATATCGGAGGGCTAGCTGAGAAGTTTGTTTCGGCTCCTAAGTGGGGGCAGACGGCTATTGTTTCTTTAGGGCTTTTTGCTGCCGCGGTTGGTCCTATTTTATTTGGCATAGGAAAGCTGATGAAGCTATTCCAAACAGTAAAAGTGGGTATCTTAGCTTTGAGAGCGGGATTCTCAGCATTCAATACAGCAATATCTGTTGTGGGTGGTGGATTAAAAGCTGTTTTTGCGGTTATAGCAGCAAATCCAATAATTTTGCTAATCGCCGCCATTGTAGCAGCAGTAGCCGCGTTCATTTACTTCTGGAATACTAGTGAAGAGTTTAGAAACTTCTTTATCGGTATGTGGGAATCTATAAAAGAAGCGGTAGGCGTTGCTATTGAATGGATTAAAGAATCATGGACAAGTATGGTAGAAGGCGCTAAGAACGCCGTAGAGAGCGTTAAACAAGCGTGGGCTAATACCAAACAGTGGTTTGCTGATTTATGGCAAGGTATCCAAGATTCAGCCGCTGCAATGTGGGAAGGTACAAAAAAAGTATTCAATGATGCAGTAGACAGTGTTGTGTCTGCATGGAATAGCGTTACGGGTTGGTTCGCTGATTTGTGGAACGGCATTAAATCAACAGTTTCTAAGATTGTCGGCAATATTGCTGAAGCTATCAATAGCCGATTTGGGTATTTGATCAAAACTATCATTTTCTCATTCGAGAGTGTAGTGATTTTCTTACAAAACACTTGGAATAATCTAGTAACTATCGCACAAAATGTATTCACTATCCTAAAAAACGTCATTCTAGCACCGGTTTTATTCGTAACCTCGCTTATATCGGGCGGTTGGGAAGAAGCTAAGAACAACATGATTGGCGTTTGGAACAACATTACGGAGTCGGCAAGCAACATTTGGGGTTCCTTTGTTCAAATTTTCATTGATTATTTTGAAACAATCAGAGAAATAGCGATTGTCTTGTGGGCGGGCATCCAATCAGCTATCAACAATGTGTTAATCGAAATAGCAACAATTGCCTACAATACTTGGAACTCTATCAAACAATTTTTCTCAGACACTTGGGAAAGCATTAAACAAGGCACAATTGACGCTTGGAACGCCTTAAAAACATGGTTATCTGAAACATGGGAAAGCATGAAACAAGGTGCGATTGACACTTGGAATAGCGTGAAGCAATTCTTCATTGATTTGTGGGAATCTATTAAGACAAACACAATCAATATGTGGAATGCGATCAAAGACGGTGTCACGACTGCTTGGGAAAATACCAAGAATGCTGTCATTAATACAGCGAAGAGCATTGTAGACGGTGCAGCACAAGCTTGGGAAGACATGAAAACCGGCGTTTCAAATGCCGTAGATAGAGTAAAAGAAACATTCGATACAATCAGACAAATTGACCTGTTGCAAATCGGGAAAGATATAATCGATGGATTAGTAAATGGAATCAGAAGCAAGATTGATGATGTAGTGAATGCAGTCAAAGATGTTGCTGGTTCTATTACTGGAAAAATCAAAGATGTGCTGAATATTCACTCTCCTTCTCGTGTGATGGCTGAATTAGGTATGTTCACTTCGCAAGGTTTAGCAGAAGGTATGTTAGATGGCTCGAAATACGTGGATAAAGCATCCTCTACACTAGCTGATAAAGCATCAAATATGGACATCGGAAACCGAATTTCGGCAGTTAATAGCCAAATTCAGTCGAAAGTGCAACATGAAGTCAGCTACGGAACCAATAACAAGCCAGCGATGTTTAATATTCAGTTAGGAAATCAAGTCTTTAAAGCTTTTGTTGACGATATCAGCCAAGCACAGGACCAAGGTGTGCGACTAAGCTTAGAATTTTAGGAGGTAGGAAATGGAAAACAAAATGTATCCTTTTATAGATACTACAATTAATGAAAAAAACATTCCGGAGTACATTCCTACTTCCGCAATGTTTTACGATGGAGTTTTACTTGAAGGAGTAATAGAAGGGTATCAAACTCTATCAGTTACAGGAAGAGAGATGATTTCTGTCAACATTGAATCTGAAGCGGTACAAGTGGGAAGCATAGTAACTAATCAGAAATTACCATCACGTACTCTCACAGTCCAGTATAAATTAAGTGATAAAGACCCTAAAGCCCTTCAAGTTAAATTTGATTCTTTAAAAAGAAGACTATATAGGTTGCAGGATGTACCGATTCAGTTCAATGATGAACTAGATTATACGTATTATGGGAGATTTTCTTCATCACAAACTCCGCCTGGAGACACAAACAGTATTGTATCTTCGTTTGAAATATTTTGTGCTGATCCAAGAAAATACACCAAGCAGTTTAAAACCCCTGGGTTGATTTCAACGTACACTCCTTATCAAATTTTGCCAGACAATATTCGTGTTGTTCTCGACAGGCCGACAAGCGTAGCTGTTTCTAATGGGGACAAAGTCATGTCTATTACTGGAGCGGGTATAGCAAGTGGCGATGTGATCGATTTTATGCCAAAAGAGGGAAAAGTTTTTGTAAATGGAATAGATAAAACAAGTATTCTAGACTTATCAAGTGATTTCAAAAACTTTTTTATAAGTAAAGATGACGTAGTAAAGACCAATAACGGTAAGTTAGAAGTATCTTATAGAGCGGTGATGTTATGACAGAATGTGTTTATTTCTTTAACGAATCTCAAAAGCTAATTAAAGTAGTCGGTGAAGACAAGTTGATAGCTGATGTTCAAACAAAAGAATTAACTTCAGATAAAAGCGAACTGATGAACGATGTTTTAGAAGTTACAATTTTAGACGATCAGGAACTATTAGATGCTGCTTTTATGGCGGTTCAGGAAAATGATAAAACATTTTCAACATACAAGATACAATCTGACAGCGACCCTAGAGGTCGTCTTACTTTTTCTGGTGTGAATTTCGCCGTGGATGAGCTAGATGCTTTTGTTGTAATCGATATGAGGCCTAGCAACAGAAGTATGAAGCAAGTTGCAGAGCAAATTATCGGTTATACGAACGGGGAATGGCGAGTTGGATATATAGATCCTACTTTACCCGCAGTTAGTGGGTCCTTGCAAACTTTAGGCTGTGAAGTAGTCTTTAAATGTAATGTTACTGGAAATGGAATAACTGATAAATGGGTTGAAATATATAAACAAATTGGGATCGTCAGCAATAAGAGATTTGATTATGGCGAAAACGCACTAGAAGTAGTGAGACAAAGAGACAGATCAAAGCTTTATACTTCTCTGATAGGCCGTGGTAAAGGTGAAGAGGTCGGGGACGGCTATGGAAGACGAATCGAATTTACCGACATTGAGTGGAAAAAATCAGCCGGAGATCCACTGGATAAGCCTAAAGGACAGAACTGGCTTGAGTATCCCGAAATGACGAAATTGTACGGCATGCCAACCAGATCAGGAGCGAGACGCAAAAGAGAATCGGTTTTGATACTTGAGGATATAGAAGACCCTAAAGAATTGATAAAGGCTACCTATGAAGCTTTAGTTGATTATTCTAGACCGTATATCCAATTTAAAACGAGTGTTCTTGGTTCTGATACTATCGGAAATATAGTCACTATACATCGACCTGATAAAGGATATCATTATAGAACAAGAGTCTTCAGCGTGAAATTAGATAGGTTATCTGGTAAGACAGAATGTGGATTAGGTGATAACCTTGGATTAGATAGTAGGAAAAGTATTGCACAAGCACAAAATAGTATTGCTAATCTAGCTGAAACAAAAATGACATTTTATGATTCAACTGAAATCAGCAAATGGCAATCAGACATCATCCGTGGCGCTCATGGCGGTGCGGTTATTTTGATGTCGCCATCCGATTATCCGGCTAATCATCCTCAGCGAGGAGA